GGTATAACGTTTCGTGTGCCACCTGTAATACTTCCCTGCAGTATGCCTACAGAAGAAGCCTTTTCCCTCGCACGGCTCATATAATCGCTGTTAATCTGTATCTCTGTGATCACGATGCACCTAAGTCCACGACTTCGCAGGCATCTGCAGTGCATGCCAGTTCACGAGATCCAGTTGTATTATCTTCCTTTTCAAAATCAGAAAACTTAGACCAGTCTAACGTTGACGGAACTTTCTTGTTCCACTCGTTAAACTCTCTTGCATCTATATCTTGATAAGGTGCTTGTTTGTAGGTGTGATCACTATGGGGAAGAAAGGACACCCCAGATGATATATCAAAGTTCTCATACACCCACGCACCAACTTCCATCCATTCTTCTTCCTTTACAGTAATCGTAACAGATGGTTTGTGTTCACACCAGTAGGTTGCATATAACTTCCATAACTCTAGTTGTTCTACTGCACCCATCTCCGTTCTGGTAATCGCACCACTTGGTGATCTCATTGGAAATGAAAAGACAGTTACGCTATCTGGCTTCATTACGTCTGGCTCATTAGGTATGCCTTCCATTTTCATAAACTCTGTTAGGGGATCTTTGTTGTCCCCACGTACGGTTCTTATGTAGAAATCATTGTGTCTAGCGTGTATACCTGACGCAGCATCTACAAGTTGAGATACTGTGCCACTTGGCTTGACACAAGTTATAGCAGTAGATTGTGGTATACCTATTGCTTCAGCATACTCTCTATTTGTATCTATTGCCATTTGTTTCATATCTTGTAACCATATCTTTGAATCAGTCATTTTAGACAGTATAGGATGATCCATGATGCCAGTCAAGGAAACTCCTAACAATCTTTCATCTTCTGTATTCTTCTTCCAAATCTTACGTATATACTTGAGATCAGTTAAGGTAGATTGAAACGTACCCAACATAGTTGCAACACGCACTTTACTTCTTAAAGTAGCTAAGTCATCCATCTCTCTTACAACAACCTCTGACAGATTACAGAACTGATATGGTCTTAGTATAATTTCTGAGCAAGGATTTGTACCCCACATGTACCCAGTTTCTCTTCTACCATTCTTAGCAACTTGACTATCTGCAGCCTGCCTATTGAACATACCACGTTCTCCAGACTTTGACTCATACAAAGACAACCATTCTCTCATGTAAGTTTCCATCTTAGGCTTGCCTTTATAAGCAACAGAGTTGTTTGCAAGTGATCGTTGTCCATTTGCACTCCACCACTCTCCAGTCTTAGCGTGTCTCATTTGATCATCATTTAGATTAGATAGACTAATAAGTGCAGATCTTCTAACCCCACCTACCACTACAACTTCTCCAACCTTACACATGATATCGTGACACTCTATTGGAAACAACTTACGACCCTTTGCTTCTTCAAACTTACGAACAGTAAACTTAAATAGGTCAACCAACGGATCAGGACCTGATGCTCTGCCACCCATGACCTTAAGTCTAGCACCTGCAGGTCGTATCTTAGATACATCCCAACTCGGTATCATACCTGAATAGAGTAAAGCAATCAACTCACGATAGGCTTTTGCCCAACCCATCTTGCTATCATCAACGACAATAACAACGTCAGACTTTTGCATACTTTCACTAATGACTGGTAGCTTTTCTACATTCTCTCTTTCTACAGAGAAACCTACCCCAGTTCCACACATCAAGATGTACATCGCTTCATCAAATGAACGTGGACTATCTACTGGTAGATAACTACAGTTGTAACCACATACATTATCCCTCTCAAGTGCTTCTCCTGCCGTCATTAAGGCTCGCATAGAGGGCATAACACTAAGATTGGTTATATACTCCGTCATAATTACTTTATCGCCCTCAGAGAGCTTGTAATCGTGTTTTTCCAAAAGTGCTTTTTCCATGAACGAAACGTATCTTTCTACAGTCTCGTGCCAGTTTTCTCTTCTCCCCTCGTCATCTAACCATCTCGCATAGCGTGACTTATGTATGAACTGTTGATAAGAGGTAGGTAAACTATTTGATATTGACATTATCATTCTCCTCTAATTTTTTTACTACCTTAATCATCTTCTCTAAATAGAACAGAGCTTTTTCTAAATCCTCTGATCCATTCTTATACCTGTATCTCCAAACATATTTTAGTATGTTGCCTTGCAGATAATATTCACTGCCCTCATTCGTGGCTGCCAAAATTGCATCTAAAGCTTCAATGCCTGCTTGATTGTAATGTGGTGGATGGTTGACCATATCCATAATCTCTAAATGATCTGATTGCATACGTGCTTGTTCTTCTTTGATCTTACCGTTTTTCATTCTTTTCTTTCTTTCTTGTCTTAGTTTCCAACCTATCCAGTCGTAGTAACGTACTGGTTCTTTATCATTATCATTTATCTTTACCAAAATCAACCTCTATTACATTATCTCTGTACTTTACTTCTTTTTGTTTATCTACTTCGTCTAGTATTTCATCAAACATTCTACCAGTTGTGTATCTATATGCAAGCTCAGAAAAGCCAAAATTAAATAAATCTTCACCTTTAGTTGTAAGTAAACCTACCAAACCCTCGTGCATTACAGAAGCAACAGAGTGATCTGTTTCTCTTTTATGTTCTTTACCAGTTGTGTCGTAAGCCATCATCTTAAATTTATCGTTTCCAACATCTTGCAGAATAATATAGTAGTTGCCTTTTGCCAACCCCATCTTTTCTATAAAATCTTCTACATTATCTTTTGCCATTTTTAAACCACTCCGACGGTATTGTTTTCTCTGCCCACTGAAAATCATGTCTAAGACACCAATCAGCGTAGGTTGTTTTACTGCCCTTATAAATCTTATTCTTGGCGTTCATAAATACAAAACGTATATCAAGATCTTTGTGTTGTTCTTTCACAAGAGCCATCTTTACTCTGTCTGCCTTATCAAGATGTCCTTTTGCTTCTATAAATATATTTGTTTCAGGTATGTAGAAGTCTGGTGTGTACGTTCTAGGTTTAGGTATGTACAAAAACTTCTTAGATTCGTATTGAAACTTAACTTTGTGACGCATGAGAACTTTAGCCAGTTCTAATTCAAACTTAGATCTGTATCTCATATCTGTTTCATTTTCAATCCTAGTGATTGAATCCTTTTGTTTATGTATCCTGCCAGTTTGAGGGATTGTTTTTCTATTGTAATAAGTTGGATTGTTAGGGGAAACATCGGAAGGCATACTATTTTCCCATAATCGAGTGCATGTCCAATAACTTGAAATTCATTCTCTACCTTTACTATATCTCGTTGCTCTGTGTTGGAAGTGAGAGAGCCGTTCTTTGAAAAGTTTTCACGAAGAGTAAGGGGAATACCTCTTTCATGTTGACGCAAAAAAACTGTCTCTCTCCCACCACCAGTCTCCACGTGGGAGTCTATATAAACGTGGTATAAGTCCTCGTTTAATTCCATAAGATCTGCCATGTAGTTTCTTGAATATAATACTGGCATCATAATACTTTCTTTTTCAATCTAGTGTACCACACTTGAGGTGGTTGTTTAGCTTTTGATGTAACTTTATCGTGTAAGGTTGCATTTTTCCAACAATATTTTTTGTACCCACACATGTTGCAAGGCTTTGGCATAAGTTTGTTGCCAGTTCGTTCACCTTTGTATTCTTCAAATTCATCTTTGTATGGTACAACAAACTCTTTAAACGGTCTGTTTAAAAACTGTACACGCTTCTCTGCATCTTTAAGATACTCTTTTCTATCTTGATCTTGCCACTCTGGTGCTTCAACTACGGCTATCTCACCACTCGACTTATTGACAACGATCCACCCACCAAAAGGTAGTCCAGTTGCTTCTCCGTACAAATGACCCTGCATAATGTAGCCAAACGGATCATCTTCTTTTATTTTATCATATCCACCGTAACCAGTGTATTTAAATTTGTATGCCCACTCACTAGCAGACTTGATATCCCAGACTTTCTCTTGTCCAGTTTCATCTCTTATAATTAAATCTAATGTACCAGTAACCTCAGATCCACCTATCGTAAGTTTAACTGCTTTTTGTTTTGCAACAATATCCACTCCTGCTTGTTCTAAAACTAGAACAGCTATTGCTTCTACGATATCACCGAATAAAAATCTGAATAGAAGATTGTACTGTGTCTCTTGTTCGACACCATTTTTTTCTAATAATTGTTGACAGACTGGTCTACCTAAACCAGACATTCTTAACTTGTAACTTTTTTCTTTGTTGAGTTGTACAGTAACGGAATCTTTGCAGTCATTTGCAAAGTCTAAAACGGCTTCAGGGGGAATAGTAACTTCCCCCCTACTAGCACGTTCCATGTAGTCTTGGATTTTAAACAGCAGCAGCATTGAAGTCGTCTGC